TGCCAGACGCCGTCGCGGGGAACCAGTGCGGGGCTTTTTCCTTCATGTCCGCGAACCACTCCTTGAGCGTCAGCGGCTTTCCGTCTTTGCCGAACGCGCCTTCGACGGCGGTCGGATTGCCGTCGTCGTCGAGCGCGAACGTCGTGCCGGCCCGGTACAGCGCATCCTCGATGGCGTACTGATGCAGTCCTGCCGCCGCTGCCTCGGCTCGAATGCCGTTTTCGAGAACCCGCTTGCTGAACTTGGCCGCGCGCGCTTCTGCTGCTTCGCGCTTGACCTTCTCGGCTTGCGTTTCCCTCTCGAAACCGGCCTTCATGCGCTCGGTCCGGTTGTTCAGGACCTTGTCGATCTCGCCCTTGGCGATCAGCGCGGCTTCTTCGTCGTTGGCAAATTTGCTGAGGATGTTGCGCACCGCATCGGGGTCGATTCCGTCGAAGCGCTTCAGCGATTCCTTGGTCTCTCTCAGAGATCCCAGGAGCTCGCCGTTCTTCGCCTTCAGCCCGGCCACGGCGGCGCTGACCGCTGCGTCGATTTGCGACTGCACGTCGGGTGATCCGCCGCCGGTGCCGCCAGCGTCGTCTTCAGCCATCAACAGGGGGTGCTTCTTGAACATGGAGGTTTGTCCCTTGGACAGGTGGCGGCCATCGGCCAGTGAGGACGGCCACGCTTTGCGGGCCGCTGAAACGACGAAGCCCGCGCAAGTGGCGGGCTTCGGTTGATGGGTTGCGGCCCCTGGAGTCAAACCAGGCACCTTCGGGTTATGAGCCCGACGAGCTATCGCTGCTCTAGGCCGCAGAAATGCAAAAGGCCCGCGCAGTGGCGGGCCTGTGGGTGTTTGGTGGTGCTACGTCAGACGAGGACTACGCGCTCGCCTTGGCGGTGGCAGGTTGCGCACAGGATGGTCCTGGTGCCGCCTTGCGCCCGCCCGTTCTTGAACAGCATGCCGACCTTCGTCTCGATGACCTCGCGCCCGCCGCAGCGGTGGCACTGGATCATCGTTGCCGGCTTGGGCAGCGCGCGCACACGCTTGCGCACCCGCTCGGCCGGGGTGTCCGGGGCGGGGGTGCCGGTTATGACTTCGAATTTCGGCATGGGGCGTAAATCATACCCCTGCCCGCTTAAACGCCGCCGCGTTGCGCTCCCTGAGCTGGTCGAGCGTCAGGTACACGCCGCGGTCGGTGTACAGGCTGTCGAAGGGCAGTTTCCCTTCGCGCATCAGCTTGCCGCGCGCTGGCCCGACGATCTCGTCCTGGCGGGCCGCCGACTGTTTCTGAATCCATTGGCTGTACGACACGTCGGCCGGGATGGCGCCGTCCATGCTCGCCCGCATCCCCACCGGGAATTCCGGCATGCCTTCGATGCCGCTCAGTTCGGACAGCGACTTGACCACCGCCACGGCGGTCGAGCGGCAGCGCCAGTGCGCGCGGCCCGGGCCTGAGCCCCAGGGGATCGAGTGCCCGATGGGCTTGTGCGTCTCGGGCTCGTACAGGCGGCCGTCATGGATGCGGCACGTCTCGGTTGTCCTTCCGTCGAGCGTGCTGGACCAGCGCACCGCCTTGATCACGTCCAGGTTCTGCCGGAACATCTCGTCGCGCGCGCCGGCGGCCGTGTGCTGCACCGCAGTACGCACCACCGCCTCGGCGTTGCGCCGGTCGATCTCGATGATCCCGTCGCTGTAGCCCTTGGCGCGGGTGCCGCGAATGCGCCGGATGATCTGCTCGTTGGTCTGGCCCTCGACGAATCCGATCCTGATCGCGTCCCGAATGCGCACCATGCGGTCGGCCTCGATGCTCTTGGCCCACTCCGCAAGGATCCGACCTTGGAATGGCCGGGACATCGCCGCCGAATACACCTGGGTGGCGGACGCGCTGGCGAACGACACCGAGACCGGAATCCCGACCGCCGGCAGCACGTTCTGCTGGTACGCCCATTCGGTAGCGGCGAACTGGCGCAGTTCGTCAGTGAGCGCCATCTCGACCCGCTGGTAGGCCTGCACGTTGAGCGCGCGCACCGACTGCAGGACGGCGTCCAGGCGCTCGACCGTGAACGATGCCGGGTCCATCGTGGCCAGGGCCGTGGTCAACTGCGCCATCAGGTCCGCATCGGTCCGATTCAGCAGCACGATGATCCGGCGGACCACGCCGGTGCTGTACTGCGCCAGATCGACGGCATGATGCACGGCCGCGTCGGCCAGACGGTCGTTGACCGAGATCATCAGGCCGCCGCGGTGTCGTCAGCCGTCTCGAGGTTCGGCGCCGGCGGGGCGGTCGGCAGATCGGGCATCGCGCCCAGGCCCGGCCCCTGATCGTCCAGGTGCCCGCGCTCGGATTCCGCGTCCACGTCGGCGCCCAGGATGTTGCGCCGCTTCCACTCGCTTATCAGCGTCACGTCGGAGATTTTCCCTGCCATGTTCGCGTCGAGCAGCAGCTGCGCGCTCGCTTCGGCCAGCGATTGGGCGCCGAAGTCATTGAAGACCGTGACCGTGCCGCCCGTGGGCAGGTTCATCCAGTCGGCCATGAGTTGCAGCGCGCTGTTCAGGGCGTCCTGCAGGCCCAGCGTGATCCGCTGCAGGGCGCACATGCCCACGGCGTTCTCGGTCGCCACCTGGGTGGCCGTGACTTTGCCGGGTGCGATCACCAGCAGTTCGGCGCCCGCCTGGCGCATGCGTTCCTCGAGGTCGACCAGATCCTGGCGGCCGGCGCCGATCGCGGCGCCCGTGTGCTCGACCCACTTCATGTCCGCGCCCTGCGGGAGTTTCACCGCACTGGATGCGCCGACCGTGATCTCGGTATCGTCGTTCGCGCCAATGACCGTCAGGATCGGGACGCGGGCGACGTGCAGGATGTTTTGCTGATCGGACGACGACTGCCAGTGCTGCACGTTCAGGTGCGCCACCTCGAGCAGCGGGGGCGTGGCGCGCATGAAGCCTGTCTGCCGGCCGTAGACGGGCACGAACGGGATCTGCGCCAGGGTCGACAGGCCCTCTTCGACCATCGCCCATTCGCCCTTGGCGGTCTTTCGATGCACTTCCCAGCGCCCGGGCTCGAGCACGCGGATCTGCTCGACTTCGCGCTCGCCATACGGGCCGTCCGCCTCAGTGGCGGTTTCCATCAGGCGAAGCTGGGTCAGCCGCCACATCGCCCCGTCCCGCGCGACCCGCCAGCCCACGATGGCCTCGGGCTTGACCAGCACGAAGTACGGACGCGCGCCGCGGTTGCGCTGGTCGGCAAGGGTCTTCACGCCATCCATGCGCGGGAAGTCGACCAGGATGCCGGCCAGGCCGTAACCCAGCGCCACCTCGAGCGCCTGGGCAGAGAATGCGTCCAGGTTGCGCCCCTCGCTGTCGATCGCCGGCAGCAGCGCCCGGATCACGCCTGGTACGTCGTCGTTCACCGTCACCGGCTGGCTGAACGGTTTGCCGGTCAGTGTCTCGACGGTGCGCCCGTAGGCCGGGAACAGGGTCGAGACCGCCAGGCGGCAGGAATAGGACTCCTGCTGCTCGTTGGGCCACTTGGGCAGATACCGTTCGCCGGCAGCGCGCATCGCGCTCGTGCCGCCCAGCAGGGCCTTGGCGAGGTCGATGTTGGCCGCCATCGCGCGAACCTCGGACGATGGGGTGTCAACAGTGCTCATGAGATCCAAAGCAAAAAGCCCGCGAGGCGAACCCGGCGGGCTTGGGGTTGGGTGGGGCGGGTGCTACATGCGCAGCTGGGTAACGATGGCCGTGCGCCGCGCCACAGGGAACTCGGCCTCGACGTAGTAGCCCAGGCCGTCACTGACGTGCGTGAGTGCCGGCGTGGCCTTCTTGTCAATCTCGCCCGAGCCGCCGGCCAAGGTCCGCACGCCTTCCAGATCCTTGACCACGTTCGGCGCGCGCGCGGGGTCGACCATCAGCCGGATGACGCCGTCGCCGGTCAGCAGGCGGGTATTCATCGCGTTCACCCGGGCGCGCTCGGGCGGATTGGCCGCCGGCACCCGAAAAGACAGGCGATCGCCGAACACCGGCCGCAGCTCGGCCTTGATCAGATCCCAGTCGCTGCCCTGCACCTTCGCCGTGCCGCGCGAGCCGCCCGTGGCGTCGCCGTAGCAGCGCACCGGGCCCTGGTGGTTCTTCCAGTCTTCGATCAGCTTGCGGCACACCGCGGGCGTGTTGCTGTTGCGCGGGATGTGAACCTCGCCGATCACGCCGGTCCCGATGATGGGCTTGTCCAGCAGCATCGCGCCGCCTGGCCCGCGCTCGTACTGGCCGGGCAGCACCTGTTCCTGCGTCACCGCGCACACACCCGGCTCGACGTTGAAGTCGAAGCAGAAGTTCAGCGGCGCGCGGTCGTTGTAGGCCAACGGCGCGCAGTGCGTCGCTTCCTGAAATGGGTAGTAGGCCCGCCCCTCGAAGTTGACGAAGGATGCTTCGTATTCCTGCTGATAGACCAGCGGGTCGAGCTGGCGGCGCGCGGCCTCGACCTCGGCCGGGTCCAGGATGTCGGCCGACTTCCACGTAAAACCATCCCACTCAGGATCGGTCGCGGCCCGGGCGTAGTGCCACAGGTCGTAGTAGTGATTGCGGCCCTCGGGCACGCCGATCAGCCAGCACCAGCCGCGCCGATCGGACAGCGCCGGGCGGACGTTCTCGCCCCAGGCGCCCGGCTTCATGTTGGCGAACTCGTCCAGGATCACCGGCGCTTCTTCGGGCGTGGCGTCGCGGCCCAGCAGCTTGCGGGCGATGAGCTGGT